ATAGAAGAAAACAAATCAAAGCCTCGTTCAGCTGCCAATGCAGGGCCTCAGGCAGCTGAAACCCCGTTGATGCGCGTCGGTGATTATGATAGGCGTATATTGACAGAGGAACGCAGAGAACAACTGCGTCGCCAGGTTGAGGAAGCCAAGCGTAATCGTTAAAGCTTGTAAATCCATTATTTTTGAGCCTATACTATCGTTAGCGTAACGTGCCTCGCTAGCACAGGCGTATCGTGTCTCGCCAGCATAGACGTATCGGGCTTCGTCAGCTCATGGACGTATGAGAGTATCCGTCCGACTCACAGTCATTACATTTACGTTTGTACTAAGGGAGTTTGTTATGCCTATAACAACGCCTACAACCCTTCCGGCACCGGTACAACAGACGTTTGATGACGTACTCTTATCGGTAAGAACCCCAAATCTTATCCATAAATTAGGAGCACTCGGTAAACGTTTACCAGCCAAGGGCGGTAGAACTTTACGTATGGCACGTTATGATAGATTGCCAACTGCGCCGGTTCCTTTAGGGCCTAGCGGAGCAACGCCTCCTGCAACCCCATTGAATCGTGTAGATATTGATGCGACTATGTCATTTTATGGCCTCTACGTCGCTATTAACCAGCAGGTTAAAAATGTAGCCTGCTTTAAATCTGTCCTAATTGAGGTGGAAGCCCTAACGTAAAGACGAGGGTGACACTGCGCAAGGCTATAGGATTAACGGATATGCAAAGATTTCAGTTGATTGAACAATTCATAACGAAGCTTAAGAATATCAGGGTCAATAGGCTGTGTGCCTTGTTGGCCTTTTTGCATTCTTGTTCTCTCAAATGTATTGCGCATATCGATCATTATTTGAGCCTGCTCTTTCTTGATAACGAGATATGGCAACGTGCATTCACACAAATGTTTAACGCGATCAGAAAATATAGTCCATCTAAATGGTACGCGTTTGCAATTGCTCGCCATTTGTTTTGCAGTATAAGTAGAAAGTTTTCCGCCAAAATTATCAACGAGCCATTCGATAAGAATTCTATCCGTACTTGTGACTTGAATGGTAGTATGGAAATGCGGAACTCCAGTTTTTTTACTAAATGCATAGCATCCAATAACGAAACAACCTTCTCCATCAAGAATTCCTGCAAGATAAGCCAATTGAGCGATCGAATAATCTTTTACAACATATTTGCTAATCATGTTTTATCCTTTGCTATTAACTATAGTATATATATTAATAGCAAAATAGCCAGCGTAAACGACTTAAGCGGATGGATATCTGAAAAGATAAAGCGAAAGTCTGAACTCTATGGAGACATAGAGAAGATGAGCCGAAGAGCTCGTCTCGCCAAATAGAAATATTTGGTCATAAAAAGTAACAGAAATAATGTACATTACAAAACCAAGATCCAGTGCTTAATGAGACAGCAGAATTGCTCGGATTGTCGCTCAGGATGACCGAAGATCAGCTGACTCGTGACATGATGAGCGCCACAGCAACGATGTATAACTGCACTGGTGGCGGCAATGGAGACTTGCCTTCTAATCTGTCCATCGCTGATATTGATGAAGTAACCTCAGCATTATTGACAAATGATGCTTGGATGGTACTTGATACAATAGGCGGCGAAGACAAATTCGGTAAACTTTGTGCCGAATTAAAATCTTCTCTGATAGACTTGAAAGCCGAAGTGGCTATTAGTTAACCGGTAACAAGGGGCAAGAATGAAACATGAATGTATGAGAATGGAAAAAGGTATCGACTGGGTTTGCACCATCGAGCATAATTCATTATCACTTGGTGTTAATGGCGAATACTCAATCGAAGTAAAGTTCTGTCCATTCTGTGGATTTCAGCCTGAACGTAGCAAGCGAGAAGACCACGAAAGTGGATGCGGTGCTCTGAACTCTAGCGATAAGTTAGAGAGGGATAAGTAAAGAAAGTCCCCGCCTAGGAATAGGTCGCAAAAGTAACAGATTTGACAGGTCCAGTCCGTGATGCCTATCTGGCACTCGGACATACACGTTTATCAAAGGATTTGAATAACCTTAATGGCTTCATTTCTAAATGGAACTATCCAAATGATAACCGTGTATTGCGTTCAGAATGGGGAACGGTTAATAATACTCGTTTCATGCTTTCTTCCGTGGGTGCGGTTGCACCTAATGCCTCAGCGCTAGGCAATGACGTATTTACAATTTTTGTACAGGGAATGGAATCGCTGGCCTGCATCGAACAGGACAACTATTCCGCGCGTTTCTTATACAGGCCGCCAGTTTTTTCGGATCCACTTTTCCAAAATATTACAATTGGATATGTTTTTGCAGAAGTGCCCCGAATACTCAATGACTTGTGGTTAACCGCAATGCGCTGCACGCTGAGATAAGGGAGGAAACAATGGTTGAATTTACTGGAACTAATCAAGGACGTTTCACTTCTACAGGCACAGCACAAAGCATTTATCTCCGCTCTGATCTCGACTATATGTGGGTTCTAAATGAATCCCAAGCATATCAGGCAGGATCAGGCCAAGGCGTTCAATATTACTGGCAACGCGGCATGAATCAAGGTCAAGGTGTTATCTATACCAAGACTGCGGTTACTGATGCGCTCGTAATAGGTCAAATAGCTGCTAATGCAGGATTTTATCTGATTGATACATCGGTGAATGTACCTGGGCCTTCATTGGCTTTGACAGGTATAACTGGCGCAGTTCCTCCTCAAGTAAATACGGGTAATACAGCATCATTAAATAATTACGATATTGTACGTATTTACAATACAGTAGGTGCTCAACAACTTGGCGGGATGGATTTTACAATTAACAATATCAATCCAACTGTAAGTTTTGATCTTGCTTATATGCAAGGCATTGCTAACGCCAATCCAGGTGCTGGCACATTCCGTCGTATACCTTACAATCCGCTGTATTATCCAACACGTAGATATATTACAAACATTTCACAGGCAACAAATGCCATTGTGACACTGTCTGTAACGCATGGTTATACGGTTGGGCAGCAGATTAGTTTTGTTATACCTACGGTCACTGCATTGGCATTTGGTATGACTGAACTTGACGGTACTGAAGCTACGATTGTTGCTATTGGTCAAGCGGATGTAAACGGCTTTACCAACACAATTACTGTTGATGTTGATACGACCGGATTCACTGCATTTGCTTTCCCTCTAACTACAGATCCTGGCTTTACGCCAGCACAGGTTATCCCTGTTGGTGAAAATACAGCAACAGCATTGAATTATGGACAGAACCTTCTTGCCGTTGCAACTGTTAATACAGGTAACATCGGTATCCAATTGATGGCTGGCGCAGCATCTCCTGCTGGTAGCCAAGGTGATGTTATCTATTGGGTAGCAGGTAAGTCTGTTAATGTTTATAGCATCTAATCGCAAATAGGGTAGGGCGTAAGCCCTACCCTTCTTTTAAAGTAAGGAGCATTATGAACAAACCTGAAGTAAAATCCGCAGCTCAATCACATCAATCGTCCCGCAAAATCACTAAAGATGAATTAGCACGACAAATTAAACGTATGCGCGAACGCGATGAAGAAATCGTAACTGGTGTCTTTAAGAATCTTGAGAATCCAGCAACAGCAGGCGGCAGCGGCTCGGTATCATTCGGATTCAAGAAATATGAAGGTGATGATTATAGATTTTATGAATTCATGGATGGTGAACGCTATTCAATTCCCCGCGCAGTTGCTCATCATTTGAACAATGATTGCTATTATCGGGAATATCAACATTTGCAAGGCGAGCGTGGCGAGCAAGGTATAAGAAATGCAATCAATCCTGATGGAAGAATGCATGCCAACAGTATGCAAGCATCGCGCAAAGTTCATCGTTATGCATTTCATAGTTTAGAATTTATGGACGATGATCCTGGAATGAATCCGGTTGACTTGGTTGAAGTTACCGTCAGCCCATAAAGGAGTGATATGCCTATTCCTAATACGCCCAATTATTATAGTATTCAATTTCCCTCTTTCCAGCGGGCTATGCGGAATATTCTATCTATCACCCAGGCACAACAAGCCCTCATTACAACTACTTTTGATGGCATCAATCCGGGAGATCATCAATATTCAACAGGCTTAATTGTTCGATTATATATTCCCCCCTATTTCGGAATGCCTCAACTTAATGAGAAGGATCTTCCCATTACCGTCATAAATAGCACACAGTTCACAATTCCTGTTGATACTACTAATATGGATCCTTTTGTTGTGCCCAACTATCAGCCGGGCGCCCTGGGTACTCCTGCCCAGGCTGTACCGGTAGGCGAAGTGAATGACCTATTAACAATGGCTACGCAGAATGTTTTGCCCTATCCGTAACCTGGTGATAGATTGAAATATATAAAATAAAGCCTCATGGCTATGGAGTTTAGAAATGGCAAATTCAACATTGGATGCGATTCATACGAAAGTGCGGCGTCTAACGCGCAGCCCTTCGATTTCGCAGATCAGCGATGCACAAATAGATGAGTATGTTAATACGTTTATTTTGTTTGATTTCCCATCGCAATTGCGATTATTCTCGCTAAGATCTTTATTAACATTTTACACGCAACCAGGTGTTGATGTTTATAGCACGACAACAACTGTAGTAACAGATCCTCTTTATAACTTTAAAAATAGATATATAGCAGTTCATCCGCCTCTTTATATGGCGGGCATTCAATGTTTTTATACCCAGGAACGAGATGTCTTCTATGGTTATTGGCCACAGACAAATTCGATTATTGATACACAGTTGCGTGGCAATGGAACAATGGGGCCTTTTGTAGGTCAAATAAACAGTTCGCAATTGGGAACAGTACCTTATCCATTTATCTTGCAGAATAGCGTTAATTTCAACTGTCTTGATGTTAATAATAACTCAATGGTTCTGGTTGATATCCCTATAAGTAATACAATAGGCAATTTAACAATTCCTAATGTGCCTCTATTTCCTCCGTATGATACAATACAGAATCCTAACAATTATATTAACTATCTTACCGGACAATGGGTTGTTACATTCCCTAATCCAACACAACAGTTGGCTCAGCTTTGGTTTGAAGGAATTCTCTATCAACCAGGTAAGCCTCTCGGCATGTTGTATTATGATGATAAATTTACTATACGGCCTGTACCCGATAAGACCTATCAAATTCAAATTGAGGTCGACGTTCGCCCTACGCAGCTGATTCAGACTACCGACATACCTTATCTTGAAGAATGGTGGCAATATATATCGTATGGGACTTCAAAAAAAATCTTCGAAGACAGAATGGATATGGATAGTGTACAATTGATTATGCCTGAATTCAAACAGCAAGAACGTTTTGTACTTCGAACAACGCTCACACAGCAGGCTAATGAGCGTACTACGACGATTTATAGTCAGGGAAAACAATATGGCTTTGGGTGGTTTAACAGTAATTGGCCGTACTGATGGTGGCAATATAAACATGAAATGCAAGGATTGCTTAGTAGAATTAACGAGTGATAATGCAGCGAAGAAAAATGCTGATCATTATCGTAATCAATGCAAAAAATGCCGTAGCAAAGCAGTTATGAAATATGCAATAGGTAATCCTAAAAGACAGGCGTATGCAAGAGAATACATTAGAAGAATCGGCAAAGTTAAGCAATATCCTTGTGAGACATGTTCTGCTTTATGCTATAAAAAATATGCGCATGCTTTTTGTTCTGATAAATGTAGATTCATGTTCTATGTTGAGAAATCTGATAAATGTTGGATTTGGAATGGTGCAAAAAATAAGAGTGGATATGGAAGATTCTCTATGCAGGGAAATCCTTATGCTATAGCTTCGCGGGCTTCATATGAATTATTTAAAGGTCAAATTAAGGCGAAAGCATTTGTTTGCCATTTGTGCGATATACCATCTTGTGTTAATCCTGAGCATCTTTGGATTGGTAATCATGTTGAAAATATGAAAGATATGACTAGAAAAGGTCGTCAACATAGTAAATTGACGGCTAAGGATGCAATTGGGATAAGAAGATCATGGAAACGAGGCGCTAGTAATGCTAGC